CTGCGGCGATCGCGATCGAAAACCGCCACCGTCCCAAGCGGTGGCCGAATAAAGGTAGAGGTGGCCCGATGGCCGAAGCAACAGCCGAAGAAGAAGTCAAACCACGCGAGAAAGACATCACGTTGCCTACCGGGCTCAGCGGTAGAATCCGCCGGCTCACTTTGGGCGAGCTCGACAAATTCGCCGACGCGAAGGCGGCGAAGAAGGGTGTCTCGATCGACAACGTGTTGAACCGGATCTGGCTCGAAACCTACGACCTCGGGCGGATCTATCAGGGTCCGTTCGCTGATTTCAGCGATGGCCAAATCGATTGGCAACGGGTGCTCGACGCGGAGCGCAACTGGATTTTGCGTGAACTGCGCAAGATGACCCACGGATCTGATCTCTACTTTCGCCAGGGATGCACGAGCTTGCTTTGCGAAGAGATTTTCACAGTTCACGTCGATCTTGACAGCCTCGAGTGGACGCCTCCAAGCGAAGAGGCGCTCCTTCAACTCGAGAAAGACGGCGAAAATCTGTTTCATCGGGAGTTGCCATACACGAAGAAAAAGGTCGCGTTCAAAATGTTGCAGGGGTGCGACACGGCGACGGCCGCCAAGATCGTGCGGCAGCACAAAACGCAACTCGCCACGTCGACATTTCTGCTCCGCGTGCCGTACATCTCAGACACGCAGGGCCCTGGAGCAGCTCGAAAGTTTGCCGAGACGCTCGACGGCGACGACGCCGAATGGTTGCGCGAGCAATGGGAAGCCGCGGATCTTTGGGTCGACGAAAGCAAAGAGGTTCAGTGCCCGGAGTGCAAGCACGTTTTTGACGTGCAGATCCCTTACGATGCCCGTTTTTTCTCACGACGCTCGGCCCGTCCGCCAAAGGGATCAAGGATCTCATATTTGAGCTGAGTTATACTGGAGGCGGGAGTGGGCTGAGTTGGACGAAGGCAGAGATCGAGGCGCTGGATTTAGACGAGGCGCAGGAGTATTACGATAGACTGATCAAGCGGCGGAAGCTCGAGGCCGAAGCGGCGAAGAAAGCGAGGGGCAGATAGGCGATGGCACTTCCCGGCGGCGGTATGAGCTCCATGGGACTCGGGATTACCGTGTCGGCGCAGGATCTCGCCTCGTCCGGATTTGCCGCTGTCTCGAAATCTTTCACAGCCATGGGCGCCGTTTTCACGGCCCAGGCTGCGATTATGCTGTCCGCTATGGCTGCTATCGGCGCCGGCGCTGCCCTGCTGGTCGGCGGGCTCCTCGCACTGAAAGCAGCTTTCAACCTCGCACAGCTCGCCGGGAGGTTCGAGCAGACCATGGTCTCCGTGGGCGCGATCAGTCGCGCCACAGCGGAGGAAATGGGCCTGTTGCGCGAAGCCGCGGTCCAAGCCGGTATCGCCACCCAGTTTTCGCCCCGCGAGGCCGCTGAGGGCCTCCAGAGCCTCGCCGCCGCCGGCCAGAACGCCAGGGCATCCATAGAGACTCTCAACCCCGTCTTGGACCTAGCTGCGGGCTCGCTGGGGCAACTGGGCGTCGCCCAGGCGGCCGAGGCCGTCGTTGGTACGCTCAACGCATACGGCCAGAGCGCCGACCAAGCTGCGAGCGTCACGGATCGGCTGCTCCGAATCACTCAGCTCTCAAACTTCCAGACCCGCGACTTCCAGGTTGGCCTGTCCCGGGCTGCTGCGACGGGCGCCCAGTACGGAACAGAACTAAACGACGTCCTGATCACCATGGGCCTCCTGCGCAACGCCAACATCGAGGCGTCTGTTGCGTCCACGTCCCTGCGCGAGTCGATGCGCCGCGTGATGACCGACCGTGGATCGCTGCAACGGTTGCAGCGACTCGGCGTGCGCTCGTTCGAGGAGGAGACCGGGGCGGCCCGTTCCTCGCTCGACGTCATGCTGGACGTGGCGACAGCGACCCGTGAGATGACTGACCAGGAGCGCTCAGCGACGGTGTCGCGAATCTTCGGCGTGCGCGGTCTCATGGCGTTCAACGCCGTGGCGCAAGCCAACACCGAGGTAATTCGCGACGGCGCAAGGGTGACTCTGAGGGGTGCCGAGGCCATTGCTCACCTGCGGACGGAGATGTCACAGGCCGAAGGAACGGCCGAGACGTTCCGCGAGGCGCTGCTTTCCACGTTTCGCGGCCAAATGACGCTGCTCGCAGGCACAATCGAAACCCTTCAGACTGTCATCGGCGAAACTTTCGGCGAAGTGTTCCGGCCCGTAATGCTCGCCGTCACCGAAACATTGAACGCGTTCATCCGAGTGTGGACCCAGATCCCTCGAGGTTTGCGGACGGCGATCGGTGTGATCACCGTTGTGACGTCGGTGTTTTCTATCTTCGCCGGCGCTGTGCTGCTCGTTTCCGGGCTCGTCGTGATCTTGGTTGCGACAATGGGATCGCTGCTCGTTGTCGTCGCTGCCATTGCTGCAGGCATCATTCTGGCGCTGGCGCCGGTGATCGCAGCTTGGGGACTGCTCGCCGCCGGTGCGTTCGCGGTTCGGCGAGCATATGAGCAGAACTTCGGCGGGCTCGCCGACTTCATAAACGCGTGGGCAACGCGGATCGAGCTCACATGGCGCGCGGTGCAGGAGATCTTCACAGGGCGAGCACTGTCGGGCGCGCTCCGCGAGGAGCTCCTGCGCGCCGAAAACGAAGGCGTGCTTCGGTTCGTGGGCCAGGTGCAGGCCGCATTCCAGCGAGCTCAAGCGGTCTGGACCGGATTTACAAACGCGGTGACTGAGGCGTGGGCCCAAACAGAGCCGGTATGGGCGGAGCTCCGCGCGGCGCTGACGAACCTGTTCGAAGAGATCGCTCGAGGGTTCGGGCCGGAGTCGGATCTGGTGCAGGCCGGGAACCGTGTTCCAGTGGACAAATTCCAAGAATTCGGGAAAACCATGGGCGGAGAGGTCGGACAGGGACTGCGGATAATGATCCAGGGGCTGGTCGAGGTTTCGCGCCTGCTGATCGGGATGGCTCGACTCTGGCGCGACATCCGACCATGGATCGAAGGAGCCGGCGATGTTATCGAGTTCATGATCGGCAACCTGATGTGGTTGATCGACGTGCTCGGCGGTCTCTTCGATGCGCTCTATAGAATCCAGCGGGTTTTTGCCATTATCCCTGTGATGTCCGATCTGTTCCGCGGTGCTGGGCTCGGCGAAGCATTGTCGGGAGATTTCGAGGCGAGGCAAGGAACATTCTGGAGCCAGGTCCTTGACACGTCGATAGACCCAGGAGCTCGAGCGCGAGCCGAAGACGTCGTTCGAATGGAGCGCGATCGGATACAAGTCGAGCGCACGGAACAGGCGGATCTCGCGGCCTATGGTGGCGCCGGCGCGTTGTCGCCGGATCTCGAAGAGTTCATCCTGGCGCAGCGGCGCGAGGAGCGAGGAACAGGAGCGACGGCCGAAGGGCGACCGCTGACAATCAATGTCCAGGTCGAGGGCGAAACGATCGGGCGTGCGAACGTGTCGGCAGCCGAACAACGCGGCGCGAACATGGGCGAAACCGTGATCCCGGATGAGTGGTAGACCATGGAAGAACTAGGAAGGACACCACCCAAGGCGCGCGTGATCAACCTCGAGACAAACGAGGAGCAAAAATTTCAGTACAACCCGACGAAGTTCGTCGAGACGATCGCGACGCGCTATACGAGAACGAACCCTCCAGGGCTGGGTCACCAGCGGCTGTCATACGAGGGCACGAACAACAACACGATCCCGATCGAGCTCTTCATGTCGCAGATGGGGCAGGATCTCGATTCCGGGGTTGCGGGGAGCCGTCCTTTTATCCCATTGACTCGAAAGAAGTTTTTTCAGGCGCTGCTCTATCCGGTGTCGTATGGCACGCCACCGCCGCAGATTCTCTTCATATGGCCGGGCATGGTGTCGATCGTCGGGCGTATCGTTGGGCCGGCGCAGTTCTCACACCAGCGGTTTACGTCGGTAACCGGGGTTACAACCGAGCTCCTTGTGAAGTTCGTTGTCGAGGAGGATCGCGACGTTGGGCTTTTGATGGAGCAGGTGCGGCGGCAGGGCTCGTCTAATCCGACTGACAGCCTATTCCCGGCAGGTGCCGGCTGATGCCACCACGACTCAACAGCCGATATGAGGGGAGCCTTGCGCGATACGACGAGGACGGAAATCTGTTCCTGACTCAGCCGGAACCGTTCCGTTATGATCCAGACCTCGAAGGCACGCGACAGCACGAAATCGGGATCGAGGATTCTTGGCAGTCGATCGCCTACAAGTATTTCAAAAACCTGGCGAGACCGCCAGAAGATATCCACGACGGGTGGGGCCCGGAACATCTCTGGTTTCTGATCTGCTGGTTTCAGCCGGAGCCGATAATGGACCCGACGCTGGCGCTCGAGGTGGGGCGCTTGCTTGAAATACCGTCGGACGACGTGGTCCGAGATCGCGTTTTCGGTCGGTAGTCGTGCCAGGTATCCACCCAGTGATCCGGGTGCGTTTCGAGTCGGCTAACGTGCCAGGCCAAACCGAGGAGCTACCAACGGAGTTGTCGGATCGCATTCTTGCCCTGACCTACAACGACAAGGCTCGAGGCGCCGACACCTGCAAGTTGACCGTCGACAATGCCGACATGTCGATGATCGACGAGCCGCGATTTGCCGAAGGGCAAAAACTAATCGTGCAGTGGGGCTACCCTCACCAAATGTCGGCGGCGCGCAAGGTCGAGATCAAGACGATCACCGGGTGGCTTCAGCTCTCGATCAGTTGCGTCGACGACGGCGCGGCGACATCGATCGCGCATGCCAGATCGCAGTCGTGGCCATCGGCGACAGAATACGAGGTCGCCGCCGAGATCGCGCGGCGCCTCGGTTTCAGGGCCGAAGATTCGACGGCGATCGAAGAGCCGGCGGGCACGATACGGCGCCCGATCACACAAGCCGCGGAGACCGACGCCGCATTTTTGAATCGATTGGCCGATCGCGTCGACGCCGTGTTCCGGATCTCCGGCGGGCGGTTCTATTTCAGGCCGCAGGCCCTCGCCGCTGCGCCGGCGTTCGTTTTCACGTACCGCTCGAGCTTGCGCGGCGACTTCGCCGGCCATCCCTCGCTGAAAAAAGGGACGCTCGGCATTCCTGGCCGCGTGACCAGGCGAGGGCGCTCGACGCGGGACCGGCGGAACGTCAGGGGTTCGGCAGGCAACGACACCGACACGACGCGCACAACGCTCGGCGAGGAGACCGTGGTGCGCGATCCGGGGGAGCGCTCCGCGACGACGTCGCCGGAAGCTCGAGCTGCGGCCGACGGTGACGCGCTGTTCGCGTTTTTGACAGACCAACCGGAAAACACGACGCTCGACGAATCTTTGCCGTCGACCGCCGATTCGGACGCGGAAGCACAACAGGCCGCTCAGAATCGCTTCAGGCGAGCGGAGCGCAGAGCGATAGAGATGACATGGCCGCTCGTCGGCGTGCCGCTCCTGACGGCTGACACCGTTGTCCGCGGTCTTGGATTCAGTGAGCGGATCGCCGGGAATTATCTCGTAACAGAGGTAACGCACAACGTCGGGAAAAGTTACGTCAGCCAATGCAAGGTAAAGCGCAACGCTCAATCTCGCAGCTCGGCAGGTGCACGATCTCGAGCTGCTCAACAGCGGCGCTCGCTGCAAAACGTTCGCCAACAGGCTGCGCTCGACGCAGAGTCAAACAGCCCTGTCTCGTCGACCAGCGAATGGGAGGTGCTGCTCGATTCAGTGGGCGCCGGCGCGGGCCCTGGTGCCAGCGACTCGGCAGGCCGCGTGAACGACGAACCGATCACCAATCGCAACTTGCGCGAGTTGGACGAAATCATCGGAGAGGACGCCGACGGTAACACCGTCGTGCGCTATAGGCGACCCGGGGCTGGTGGCACGAGATGACCGACGAACGGCGACGACTCTATGGGGTGTGGATCGGAGAGGTGACACGCCGTGACGACCCGGAGGGCCGCGGCGGGGTGCTCTTTCGTATCCCCGGGCTCATAGAAGACGAGTCGGCAGACTGGGCCCGCGAAATCGGTGTGTCAGGTGGCGGGCATGCTCAAAGCGGCGGACCATTTCACCCACCGCCGATCGGCGCGAACATTGCGATCTTCTTCGAGCAGGGCGACCCGGACAAACCGGTATATCTCTCGGGGCCGTGGGGAGCTCCTGACGGCGTCAGCGACGCGCCGACGGGCTCGGCTGTGGAGGGCGACGACCGACAGAACGCCGTCACAGAAGACCAGGAGTGGCTGATCGAACGCGACTCGCGCACAAGCGCGCCCCTGTATCGTGTCCAGCACAAATCGAGCGGCGCCGAGATCGTGATCCATGGCAGCGGCCGGCTGGAGCTCGTCACAGAGGGCGCCACCCAAGCACTCGTTCTGGGGACCGGATACCGGGCTGAGGAGGCGACCTATCTAACCGATCTCAATACGGCACTCGGCGCCGTCGAAACCGCGCTGAAGGCGTTCAAGGCCGACGCGGGATTTTTGGCTGCGTTCGGGGCGTTGGCCGGCACGCTGGAATCGCTCGGCCTAGTATTGGGTGCTGCGCTGGGCACGCTTGGTGCGCGCGACATGGCTGCGGACGGTACCGCGCATTTGTCGACCGACGCATTTACGGAGTAGGCGATGACACGGAGAATTTTAGGCCAAGGGGTCTCGTTGCCACTTCGGCGAGTTGGGAATGATTTCGACGTGGCCGACGAGATCGACTCCGTGCGGAGCTCGCTCCAGATGATCTTCGGTACGAGGAGCGCAGGCCCGACCACCGGCGGAGAGATCCCGTACAATCAAACGCTGGGGACGCTCCTCGAGCTCATCCGACACCGCAATCTCAACGATCCCGGGACGGATCAACTCGCTGATTATTACGTCGTGACCGGTATTCAACGCAACGAGCCGCGAGTCGTGATCAAGGAGATCAACTATACGAAAGACCGGGATACAATGAAACTCGGGCTATCATTGCGGTATGATGTGATCGCGAAAAACGTCCCCGGAAACCGGGTGATCGCAAAAGACGTGAAGCAGGAGATCCTGGTATGAGCATTTTACAGCCGGCTGCACCGGACTACACGGATCGCGATTTCGCTGCGGTCAAGGCCAGGGTTGAAAAGCTTCTCGTCGCGCTGTTCCCATCGTGGACCGATTACAACCGCGCGGCGTTCGGTACGATCCTGATCGAGGCGTTCGCGTTCAATGGCGATAATTTTGCGTTTTACCAGGACAACCAGGCCAGGGAGACCCGCTGGTCTACTGCGATTCTGCGAAAGTCGATTGTCGAGCTAGCGACGCTGATCTCCTATGAGCTCGATGGCGCGACTGCGGCGCTGGCGACCGAGACATTTACACTCGGCGCGGCGCTGCCGTCCGGTGTGTCGGTGACGATTCCGCAAGGCACCATCGTTTCGACGCTGGCCAGGGTCAACCCAGTGAAGCAGCAGCTCCTGGCAGACCTCGTGATCACGAATCCTGCGACCACGGGCAACGGCACGGTGGAGCACTCCGAATCGCATACAGACAGCAACACCGCAACGGGTGAGCTCGACGAGGCGTACGTTTTGACTCAAACGCCATTTCTCGACGGGTCGCAAACCGTCGTGATCGGCGGTGCACCGTGGACAGAGATAGATTTTTTCCTCGACTACGGGCCGACAGACAAGGTCTACACGCTCGTCGTCGATGAGGTCGACAAGGCTACTGTCACACTCGGGGATGGCTCGAGCGGGGCGCTGGCGGCGCCTGGCGCCGCAGTCACGATAACATACAAGACAGGAGGCGGCGAAGCCGGCAACGTCGAGGCAGGTACGCTGACGAAGATCGAGGGTGGCCCGTTTGTCGACTCTGTCGGAAATCCTGTCACTGTGACGGCGAACAACGTGGCGGCGGCGAGCGGCGGCGGCGATCGGGAGACCGTGGCTCAGGCTAGAATCCGGGCGCCTCGTTCGCTCCGCGCGATCAATCGGACCATTGCCCGCACCGACTACTCGGACCAGGCGATCCAGATCTCAGGCGTCGGGCGTGCGCTGTCGCTGAGCTCGAACGAGGACGCAACGGTTCCCGAGGGCCAGGTGTGGCTATACATCGTGCCGCCCGATGCGTCGGCGCCGTCGGCGCCATTTCTCGCCGCGATCAAGCTGTCGATAGAGACGAACTATCCGATCCCCGTGAATGTGACGCTCGCCACGAAGGCAGCGATCTATAACACGATCAACGTGGCAGCGACGGTTTACCTTGCATCCGACGTAACTGTGGCGCAAGCCGAAGCTGCGGTAATCGCGGTGCTGCAGGCGTTCTTCTCGCCTGTCGACGCCGACGATGGCGAGCCCAACCAGAAAGTAAAGTTCGGCTTTGAATACAAGGACAACGCGGGCGATCCAGATCCTTTGGTTTCATTGTCCGACATCAAAAACGAGATCAACGATCTGACAGAGATCCGCCGGTTGGGGACGCCTGACGACGGCGAGGGGCTGACACTTGACGGCAACGAGGATAACGTGACGTTGTTGGTGCGCGAGTTTCCGAAGGCTGGAATGCTGTCGTTGACTGACGGCGACACTGCGACATTGTTCCCAGGACACCCGATCTCGATTTTCTAGGAGGTTCCCATGGTCTATCCGAACACCGACTGGCCTGTAAGTGTCGATAATGTTGTCACACGAACAGACCTCGTCAACACCGTGTGGGCCGATGATTTCAATTATCCTGACGAGCAGATCCGGACGATCCAGTCGTGGCTCGGCGAGGACGGCGATCTCATCGGCGACGACGGCACGGTGACCCATGGCCCCGGCGGGATGGTTTCGCCGGTCGCTGACGGCGGTGTCGCGTTCAAGCTCGCAGCTCGAGCTGCGTACACGAGCGGGAAGCTCCTTTCTGTCGGCGACGACGAAGACGTGCTCTATGTCGAGAAATTCGCGATCGAATCAACCGGGCTCCTGTCGGTCGCCGGCGTCGTGAACTATGAAGCGCTGGTCACCGCCGATGACGACATTCCGAACAAAAAATATGTCGACGACGCGATCCTCGGAGAGGATTTCTGGGATCGCACCGGGACCGTGATCCATCCGAACACTGCCGGCGATACGCTCGCGATCGGGGCTGGTGTCATCGGAGCTGTTGGTTATGGCTTCGATGGTTTCGGCGACACCGGCATGTGGCTGAAGTCGACGACTCCTGACGTCCTTGCCTGGTCTAACGACGGCACGGAATCCGCGACTCTTGACGCGACTGGTTTTGCGCTGCAGATCAACTTGCAACAGTTCTTCAGCCAGGCGGGTGCCGTCGGAGCTCCTGGCTATTCATTCGTCGGATTTGGCGACACAGGATCATTTTTATCATCCACAGGGCCTGACGTTATTTCGTGGACGTGCGACGGTGGACTTGTAGCGAACCTATCTGCAGCCTCTTTCCAGACTGCAGGCCAGATATTGACTCCCGATGGAGCAGTAGGTGCCCCGGCTTTTTCGTTGTCAGGATTTCCAGATTCTGGACTTTATCTGGAAACTGACACTCCCGACGTTCTAGCTTTCAGTGCTGATGGGGCTAAGATACTATCCATTTCGGCCGCTCAGATGTTGAATGTAAACGGGCTCGTCGGTGCTCCGGCATACTCGTTTATTGGCGATCCTGATAGTGGGCTTTATTGGATCGCGGCGAATTCCTTCGGTGTGACACTGAATGGAGCTCTTCGCACCCAATGGACGACGTCGGCGATGCAGGCGAACGCGGGCAAGAGCTATTACCTGAAGCACTCTGCCGGCACGGTGCTGCTTCCGACATATGCCTTCAACCTCTATAGCGACACGGGCATGTTCCTGGAATCAGATACGCCAGATGTGATAGGGCTTTCTTGTGATGGTGCGAAGGTTCTTGGAATCGCTGCAACGGGGCTGGAGTTGATGAGTTATGCAAAAGCCGCACTCCCGGCGGCTACTGCAACAGGGTCACTGATCTACGTCACCGACGAGGTCGGCGGGGCCGTTCCGGCATTTTCGGATGGAGCAGCTTGGCGCAGAGTCACCGACCGCGCGGTCGTATCCTGATTCTGGCGGCAGACGATACAAGGGGAGCAGTAGACGGATATCCGTGCACAAAAAGGTAGAAAGAAGGGATCAGATGAGCAAGGCAAAAAAGAAGACACAATCCAGCAATGCGTCGGCGAAGAAGAAGGCTCCGAGGAAGAAGGCCACCGGAAAAAAACTCGTGGTTGCGCCGAATGTCGGCGCGGCGATCCGTGCGGCGTTCGGAAAGTTGCAGAGCGCTGGAATAGAGCACAGCAAACTCCGGCGGGAGTTCCTCGAGAAAGAACGGAAGATCCTCGAAACGCAGGACGTTCATCAGCGCGAGTTCATCGGGCGGACAACGGAGGCAGCGGAAGAACTCGGGATCGATCCTGCGCGATACATCATCAAACTGGACTCGATGACCTTCGAGAAACGGGGATAAAAAATGCCGTTCGGCGCGACTTACGGAACGACTCTCTATGGAGCTGAGCTCTATGGGGCCGGCGGTATTCCGACCGTCGAATCCGTGATCGCTATCGCGCGGCGAACGGTTGAGATCACGTTCGACTATCCGGTGCGGGTGCGCGCGGTAGGGACCGTGATCACGCCACCGTCAGATCGGTACACATCGATCACGTGGGGAGGCACCGCTTCCGACGCGGCGAACCCAGCAAACTATGTGTTCTCTCGCCCGTTGGGCGGAGCTCTAGATGGCCCGGGCGAGGCGATCGACGTGATCGCTACCTATGCCGAGGGCAATCCAGACTACGAGGTCGTGCTCGGCACCTATGTCTATTCGACGAAGATCTGGGTCCACACCGATTATCAGTGGACGGCCCGGGGCGGCTATCGGGTAGTGACGTCGAACCTGATCACAACCGGAATTCCGATGGTGCCTTCGACTGATGATTTCGTCGGCTTTGTGGTTTCGCAAGTCGTGCGCGAGTGGCACATCAACAAACAGATCGGCTCGGAGCCGATCCGCGCTGATACCAGTGGCGACCTGGCTAAGTTTCTGACGGCGGTGCAGGAGGTGCTCGATAGGATGCTCGAGGACGTCGATTCGTTTTTCGATGACCTCTGCTCCATCGACCACATGCGGCGCGAGTTCCTCGACAACCTGCTGTGTGACCTCGGCGATCCGTTTTCTGAGATTTTCACGCTCACGACCAACGAAAAGCGCAAGCTCGCGCGGTCGCTGGTGAGGATCTACAAAGAAAAGGGTACGTGTGTAGGAATCGTAAACGCCGTGCAGTTCTTCGTCGGGGTGACGCTGCTGGGTTGCACGTCGGCATGGGATGACACGTGGCAGCTTGCTGATGGCAGTTATCCGGCGCCGATCGGCGGCGATGAGCTCGGCGTGACGACATATCTCGGGCCAGGCACGTTGTACGAAATCAATTCGTTTTGGCTGCTGCATGCGACGCCGGCGAGTCTGACCGCTGACGAGCTGTCGAAGATCGAGGCGGTGGCTGAGTACATGAAACCCGCCGAGTCGCATTATCTCGGGGTCAAGGCACCATGACTCGGCCACGCAAAAGCGCTTCGGCATTCGCTCGAGCAAAACGTGCGTTTGGCGTTTTTTGCTTTGCACGGTGGAACGGCGTACCGCTTGCCGCAGTGGGAACATGTCAACGTGACGCGCCTCGCGTGCTTTATTGCTGCAGTGGACTTGGCGGCGCACGCAAGGCTGCAATGGTCATTGTGGTTTCTTGGCTTGAACTTCTTGCCGCACTGCTTGCACTCTTTCGTGTTGTCACGGCTCGCGTTGTAACACTCGAAGGAGCAGAATTTCCGGGACGTTCGTCTTGGTTGCACGAAAGATTCTCCGCAGTTTTCGCACACAAGAATCGGCTTTTTAGAGGCGTGTTCTTTCGGATGGCAACTATTGCACAAAATTTTCACGTTTTCACGATCCATGAGAAGCCTCACGTCTCTATTTGGAAACGGATCGATTTTGTGGTGACCACAAAGGTCTTTGGTTCCGCCACAGTTTTCGCAAGTAGCACCTTCCCGAATCGATCTGCTGAAATCACACCACCCCTGCGACTGGTACCAGTCGGACCTTGTTTTTTGTTCTCCGCGGCGGCGCCGTTTGCCTTTCCAGTAACACTCTCTGGAACAATAAATTCCCATATCGTTTCTGATTGCGTCGATGGCTGGCGAGAAGTCCGTGCCGCAAATCAGGCATTGCCTCGTGCGCTCTTCTTCAGGTATGTCGATTTTCTCATTATGCGCGTTTTTCCCTTTTTTCCATTTGGCCCAGCAAGCTTGATTGCAAAAACGCTGAGCTTTCCTGCTTGAGGTGAATTCGTTGCCACACCATTCGCAAATCTGCTTCATGTTGTCCTCATGGCTGGTGGTCAACATTGGATTAGAATACGGCGACTGTCAAGGGGAGTGAGATGGATCGTAGTAACTGGTTTTGGGAGCAACTTGTCACACATGGCGAGATGACGCAAGCTTTCGACGACGTCGAACGCATGGAGCAGGATCGCACGATCGATGACGACCTCTGGGGCGTGTGGAATGGGCTGGTCGTCACCGAAAACGGGGTTCCGGATCTGAAAGTGCTGGTCAGCGCCGGCGTGGCTTTCGATGAGCTCGGCCGACGGATCGTGCTTGACACTCAGGGCACCGTCGATCTGACGTCCTATGTTCCGGCCGTCGGTGGCGAGCAGATCAAAGTCCATATTTACGGGCAAAACGACGACGTCGACAGCGATCCAAGGGTCGACGGTGGCGGCGTGCCGCTCGACTATCGATCGACGGAAAGCGCGGCACTCGTAGTTGTCGCCGGGGCGCCGGTAGCTCCGCCGGCGGCGGCTCCGGCGATCGTCGCTGATCAGGTGTTGCTTGCCGAGGTCGTGATCGATAACGGCGACATAGCGATTTTGAACGCCGCGATCACAGCGGACTGGACCACGACGCCGGAAACGCGGCAAGAAGGCGGCGTGGCAGTGAAGCACGGCCGGCGGAACACCGACGACGTGTATTTCGATGATCTCGCGTCGATCACCTTCGACAATCCTGCTGTGACGCCTGCCAATTGCATCGTCATGAACGAAAATAACATCGTTCTTGCGACGAAAGTTGAAGCCAACGAGCGCGACGTCGCAGGCGACCAAGGGTTCCTGTATGTGGACCCTGCTACCGGCACGAAGATCGACGTTGACACCTACTGGGGAGCCGACGCAGCACACATGTTGCCGGGGCCGCAGGCCGGCGAGGCTCACGACCAAACGCCGATCCTAAACTCGTGGTACATGGACGGATCTGTAATCGGAAGCCTGACTGTTGCTGGTAACCCATTTTGGCGGCAGGATTTCACGGCGCCGGATACTGAAAACAGATCGGCGCTCTTGGTGCCGATCGTCGGGATTCCTCACCTGGCGAAGTTGATCGTCGCAACGGTGTTTTACGGCGTGATCGGCGCTGGCATGCACGCAAACCATTACCTCCGCCTCTACCTGTTGCGGCGACTGCTCAGCGGGGCCGATACCGTCGACGTGATCGGTGCCGATCCGCCGGCCAACGAACGAAACGCAGGAGTCGGCGATTATTTCTGGACTGAGTCGTTCACTGCAGGAGCAACGCAGATCGTCGACAACAACACTCGAGCTTATTGGCTGGCGATCGTCAACCATTCAGCCGGAGGCGCCACGCCGGCAGAAGATACGATCAAGATCAAGGCCGCGAAAATCCGTTACCAGATCCGCGAGGCTAGCGGGGCATACTAGCCGAAAACCGCCCGCGACGCAG